ATAGCACAATGATTATAAAAGCAATACTTAAAATAAATCCTAACGCATTGGTGACTGTTAGAGGAGATGATATTAACACTTGTGAAATAGAATGGCACAATGGAACACCAGAAATATCTAAAGCTGACATAGAAGCTAAGATGATAGAACTACAAGCAGAGTATGACGCTAACGAATATCAAAGAGAAAGAGCAACTGCTTATCCATCAATACAAGAACAGTTAGATATGCAATACTGGGATAAGGTTAATGGTACTACTAACTGGGAAGATGCTATTGCTAAAGTTAAATCGGATATACCTAAAGCATAATGGCTAAAAAAAAATCTTATGCAGAGTTATCAGCAGGTGTAAGATTATCAGCTCATGAAAAATTATGTGCTGAAAGAATGAAAAATTTAATTACTTCAATTGAAAGATTAGAAAAAAAAGTAGATACTTTATCTGATAGTGTATCTAAAGGTAAAGGAATAGTAGCTGTATTAGTATTTTTTGGTACTATAACAGCAGGTATATTAGGCTATTTTCAAATAAAATGAAATTCATACTTACAGTATGGGTTTGTAGTTTTTTAAATAATGTTTGCGCACCTCCAGTTACTAATAATATTTATTATAATTCTTGGAGCGAGTGCGTTGATGCAGCTCTTAATTATTCTATAGATTTTCTTAAAGAACAAGATGTAAAAGAAAAAAATAATATGCAACTTGCTACAAAATTTATGTGTAAGAAAGTAGAAAGTGTTTAAAGGTCATAGAATAATAGTTATTGGTGATGCACATGATTCACCACATATATCCCAAGATAGATTTAAATGGATTGGTAAATATATAAATCAGTGTGAACCAGATTATATAATACAAATAGGTGATTGGGGATCATTTGATAGTTTAAGTTTTTTTCAAAAAAATTCTTCACAAGCTGGTAAACTTAAAGATGCTTTTATGGTAGACATAAATTCTTTAAGATCATCAATTAAATTATTAGATAAATATATTGATAACAATAGAATACCAAGACATGTTACTTTAGGAAATCACGAACAAAGAGTTTATAGATTTGAAGAAAATATTCCAGAAATAGCAGGTATGATGAAAAAAGAACTGCACGATTCTTTTTTATTAAATAATTGGAAAATATCTTCTTATGGTGAATTTAAATATATAGGGGGGGTGGGGTTCACTCATTGTCCTTTGAATATTATGGGCAAAGAATATGGTGGTAAAAACTGTGAAGTACAAATAGCTAATGATGCAACTAATGATATAGTATTTGGTCACACCCATAAATATAGAGATTGGAAAGCCCCCAAAATAGGCGATAAAAATTATGTTAGAATAGTTAATGTAGGTTGTGCGTTGCCTTTTAATCATGTTGAAGATTATGCTAAATTAAATTTAACTGGATGGAGTTGGGGTATAGTAGAACTAGGTATATGGGAAAATCATATCCAAGAAAGTCAATTTATTTCTATGGATAGACTGGAGAAACAATATGGATAAATTCAAAAATTGGTGGAGTAATTTTAAAGATAAATTAATGTTAAAATGGTACAAAGTAAAAAAATGGTATATTAAATATTTATGGAAAATATGATTACACATGCAGATCAATGGGATTCGGTAAGATGGCATAATTTCAAAGCATCTGAATTTGCTTGTCAACATTGTAATGCATTAAAAATATCACCTATTATATTAGATTTTGTACAAGCATATAGAGAAGTAAAAGGTGCAGGTGTTACTATTACTTCAGGTTATAGATGCTCAGAACATAATAATAAAGTTTCTAGCACAGGTGAAGATGGGCCACATACAACTGGTTTTGCAATTGATATTGGTACTAATACACAAACACAATATCAGTTATTAAGATTTGCATTACAATATAACCCAAGAGCTATGGGTTTAGGTATTGCTAAAACATTTACTCATATTGATTTTCTTACAATAGACCAAGGTCAAAAGTATGTAGTTAGACCTAATGTTTGGAGATATTAATGTTAAATTTTATTTTACCTATTCTTAAAAATCCTCTTACTCGTATGATTGGATCTAAAGTAATTGGAGGAATCCAACACAAAATAGAAAAGGATAAAATAATTAGAGCTAAAGAAATAGAAGCAGCGTCTTCTCTTGATATAGCGAAAGTTGGTGTACAAATGGAACAAGTTCGTCAGCAACAAAACTCATGGAAAGACGAATATTTAGTTTTGTTTTACACAACAATTTTTGGGTTACATTTCTTGCCTTGGACACAACCTTGGTGTGATAAAGCATGGGATGCTTTAGGTAAAGCAGATCCTATGTTTTGGTATATTATTTTAACTATGGTAGGAGCGTCATTTGGGGTTACTACTTTAAATAAAATTAAGAAAAAATGAAACCATTAAATATCGGAGAAGAAGCAAAAGTACAGATGCCTATGAAAACGGTAGCTAGTTTGATTTTACTTGTTGCAATGGGAGTACTTGGATATACAGAGCTAACTTCAAGATTAGTATCTCTGGAGACATCAAGAGAATTATTTCAAAATGATTTGTTAAAAAAATCAGAACAAGTCCCCGTAGACCAAGAGCAAATATTTTTAATTGAGGATCTTTATAAATCTGTTGAGAAAATGGAACAGACTCAAGAAATGAACATGACTAACAAAGTTAATATAGAATTTTTAAGAGAACAGTTAGATAAAGCATTAGCTGATATTGAAGAATTAAAAGACAAAGTTAGAGCAAACGGTGGTCATTAATGGAGTTAATTATAGCTTTACTTATGATTGTCAACGGAGAGATTAAAGAACATAGAATCCAAGAGTCTATGTCAGATTGTTTAAAAGGTAAAAGAGTTGCAATGAGAACAAATAAAAATAATAATATTCAATATCAATGTATTAAATCAATGGCAGAATTAGAGTCTAATATAGATGGCAGCAAGAGTATCAAAAAACTCATCTTGGAATAAGTTTTTAGAAGACTTAGCTAATAACACACCAAATGAAGAACAGTTCAAAGAACAAAACTTGGATAAAGTCAAAAGAAATAATTATAAACGTAGGCAAATGCAGGTATTGTCAAGAAGAAATAGTAAACACAGATAGTTTTGTTAGTTTTTACAAATCTGGCCATGCTCACTATATATGCATAAAAAATGATGACGAAAAACGCTCTCAGAGCCACGGAGAGTAGCCTTCAAGCTAATATTCGGTATCTCAGTACCATATAAATAAAAAGTTAAAATAAGAGCTTAATTTAGCTTATTACCGTCATCTTGGTATTTTTCTGATTGAATTGTAGCTAAAGCTGATGAAAGTAAGTTTATTGTTAAATCTTTTTTAGAATATTGTGAAGATAATGTCATTGATGCAGAAACTAATGCAACAAGTGTTGCATCTATATTACCACGTTTAAGAATGTCTACAGTTAAAAAATCATTTAATTCTTCTAATGATTCAATACAAACAGATAATTTTAATTTACGTTTTTTAAATTCTTTTTTTAAATCAACGATCATAAAGTTTTATTGCATTTGGTTTAACAACTAACAACGCACTATAACCAGGGGGAAAAACCTATATACATAGGAACTAACCCCCCTGGCCGAAAGGAGCAACACATTAAGTGTTACTGTTTAAAGTGTGTATGATGCACACTATTACTGTTTATTCCCAACTCAGTAATCAAGTTGTGTTTACACGTTTACGAAAGGGAATAAGTAAACGCACTGGAATTTTATTAAAACTGATTATCAAAATCGTTACTAGCATCTGAAGTTTTAGATTCAGATTTACTACCAACCATTCTAATTACACCATTATATCTAGGTACAATTATTTCAGTTACATATCTTTGATTGTCATTAGCATCTTTATAAGATCTAGTTTCAATCTCACCTTCAACATATAATAATGTACCTGTTTTTGCGTATTTACCCATTGTATCTGCGATACGAGGATCAAATACTACAATTTTGTGCCAAGTAGTTTTTTCATTATCTTTAATCTTTTTATTAGTAGCTAAAGATAAATTAGCAAAACTATCTCCATTTTTAGTCTTTTTGACTTCTGGATCAGCACCTAATCTACCAATTAACATAACTTTATTTAGCATTTTTATTTATCTCCTTTACGTTAACTATTTTAATATTACTATCTAGTTTATTAGCTTCTTTACCTTTTGCTTTTACTTCATCAGGCATTTCATCTTCTGAATATACAAAGCCATGTAAACCTAATAGTTTAAGAACACATCTGTCATAAGCACGTTTTTCTGCCATAGCATATGGATAAGAGTTTTTAGTATTCTTAGGTGAAGATTCACCATAAGATATAACTTGATATTTAACTCTATCTTTTTCCATTTGAGCAGTACACTTGACTACAACAATACCATCTGCAGAATTAGTTTCTATTTCATCATATGAATATACAATACCATTTTCTGCACCTGCTTGTTCGATAAATCTATGATACATTACCCAAGTACCACGACAATCCCACAATGCTTTGTATTGACCTTGATCGTCTTTTTGATCTAGGTTAAGTTTTTTTAGTATAGCTAATGCTCTACTATCTATTGGCTTTCCCATATTGCACCTCCTTTGTTATATACACGTAAGCCTTTACTCCACTTAAGTTTTTTCTTTTATCAGTTCTATCAATTTTACCTTGTTTATACAACTCAGTTACTCTTGGTCTAACTGTAAAAGGACTTAAATTTAATAGTTCAGCAACCTCATCTGAAGTTGCACCAAAATTACCTTTGTTAGATATTACATCAAATACTTTCATTCTAATAGTTTCAGCTCCTGCTTTTATTAATTCAGCAGCTTCTAATGAAGTACCATCTTCTTTACTTCCTGGCGAGTATGGGTATGATTGTTTCTCCATCTGTAAACTCCTTACTGTTAAAATTTTCAAAACTAATAAACTCTGGTGGTTCTTTTTTAGTTTTTACAAAATGCCAAAACAATATTTCAGCATTTGTTAATTGTTCTTGAAACTCAAGATCTTCAGATACTTCCATAACTTCATATTTCATATTACCAAAAAATACAGAAACATAACATCTTTTAGATGCAGCACACATTAAATAATGTTGTATTTGTGCTTTGTATTTATCTGCTACTTTCTTTGGATTACTAAATGCATTTGTATGCTTACATTCTAAAATAGATACACCTTTATCTGTACCATCTTTTAGATCTTCTTTGTCAGGCATAATTAAACCATCTACATGAGCATACATAAATTTATATTTAGAATGAAAAAATGTTTCTTGTTTACCATGTACTTTTAAGCCAGTTTGTTTTTCAAACCATTGAATATTAAATGGTTCTGTATGCACTCCCATTTGTACAGGTAATACATCAGACAAATCTGCAGGTTCGGTAGCACCTGTTTTTTCTTGCCATAGTTCATGCCAACTACCTTCGTATAATCTGGTAGCATCACTACCACCAATACCTTGTTTTCTATCAAACTCTTTCATATATACATTCCCCATTTAATGTTAGTAAATAATACTCCAGGTGCATTACCTTCTTCATCAATAGAAGGTATTAATACCTGTCCATCATGTAAATGTAATGCTAGTACATCTGGAAATTCTTTTTTATCCCAATAGTGTGGTTGAGGTTTAAAAGTTACTTTAGTAATTAACTTGTTAGTTAAATTTTTAATAGCAAACTCTTTTCTCTCATCCATTAAACACATAGCTTTTTTCATATAGTTCCTCCTACTTTCCAAAAGTGTTTATCTTTTATGTCTATTAACAATGGATCTAACTTTAAGACCAAGACTTTCGGCTTTTGTCTTTTGAAGTTTTTTCCATTTTTCTTTTTTTTCTTTCTCATCTTTTAACCTCAACTTTTCTATTTCATTTACATACTTCCAAGGAAGTGTACCATTTAATATCTTAGTTGCAGTTGCAACATAAATGTCTTCATCATATTCTATTTGCTTATAAAATTTGAGCAAACGCATACGAAACAACATCTGTCTATTATGAGGAGCAGAGTAATCTATTTTACTCTTGGGTTTTGTCTTCAGCATCTACAAATGTTCCTTCCTTAAATTTATCAACAAGTTGTTGCAGCTCTTTTTCTTTTACTTTAAACTTATCTGTTATTGACTTAGCTTTAACTAGATAGTGAACAGCATCTAACAATTCTTCAATTGTTTCATCTATCCATTGGTCTAAAGGTCTTTCGTTAGCTTCCATAGTTTTACCAAACTTTTCCATGCCTTGCATGTGTCTGTGTAAAACTTTATCTACAACTTTGTTGACAATAGGATCATTTGTAACTTCATGTGGTTTAAAGTCTGGATTTATTGTCATTGTTTAAGCACCTTTGGGGTTAATGTTATTTGCATATCTAAAGCATCTGCCCAACAACAGAATAGCCAACCACTTGGTTTTCTTATTCCACATTCCCATTTAGAAACTAATCCCTTGGCTACCCCCAAGATTTCATCCATTTCTAATTGTGATATTCCTTTAGACTTCCTAGCATCCACAAATTGTGGTATTACTTGGTTATGGAATATAGGGCCTAATGCTTCTTGATTTGCCATATTTAAAGCATACGCACAAATAATTAATTGTCAACACCCAATGTGCGTTGCTAAACTCTTGCTTAGCAACGCTTGGGCATTAGCATACCATGGTTTTCACTAATTATTTAGAGTCTGAAACAGATGACTCTGATGCTCTAAATTCTGTTAAATTCCAATTAAATTTATCACAAATATCTATTAATTGATGAGCAAAAATACGATTAATTCCACTCTCAAATTTTTGTATTTGTTGATATGTAACACCTAATACAGCAGCAACATTACTCTGTGTGAGTTTTGATTGTTTTCTTAATCGTTTAAGATTTTGGCCAATTTTTATATGGTTTAAATTATTAACAGGCTTCATTTTCTATTTTCTCCTTTAATTTATTAAATATTGCATGATTGTTATCTTCTTTCCAATAATGCTTTTTATTAATTCTTAATGAAACATGATAAACTAAACTAGTATGATCTTTAGTTGTTAGTTTAGCAAGTTGTGGATAAGAAAATGCAGTACATTCTCTTAATAAATTAATAGCCATTGATCTTGGAAGAACTAAATATTGACACCTCATACCACTAAATAATTCTAACTTTTTAATTTTAAACCATTCACATACATTGTTAATTACAATTTCATATATAGCTTCATTATGTATAGGTTTAGTATCTGGTACAAATTTAAAAATAGTTTTACTTTTTTCTTTGGCATCCTTAAAACCAGCATTATAAATATCATGTTCTCTATCAGTATATAATTTTATAATAGCTTTATCAGATGGTTTGAGTTGTACTTTAGACATTAGTTTTTCTCCTTGACGCTTCCATTGATCTCCATATTTCTATTTTCATTTCAGCAGTTTTTCTTTTATTTTTTAAAGTTAACTGCTCAACATTTAATTTATGCAACTTATCAATATGATTAGTATAATGCTTAGACGCATAAAATTGTTCGGTAGCTTTAGATACTGGAAGTTCTGATCCAGCTACAAAAGCACCTTTTAAATGTTTTAAAATATCTTGACCATACGTAAGCTCTGCTTGTACTTTAGCAAATGGTTCATCAGTATTAGCAAGAAAAGTTATTAGCTCATCTATTTTCATATTTTTTCCTTTAGTTATATAATGCGTTCCATTGATCAGATTGCATCATTTCTGCGACTTGTTTTTCTCTTTTTCTCGAAACATTGTAAACTGCTCCTCTGGTGACTGGATGAGTTGCCCAGTCAGTTGCAGTTTGATAAATCGCAAAAACTGTATTGCCATATTTAGCAACATACTTACCCCATAAAGAGTCCAAATCACGCATAACAATAATACTGTTATTGTCGATATCGAGATTTCTTTTACGATTGTTAGCCAATGTTTTTCTGAATAGTTCTGTAACATCATTTACCTTCACTTTCTTTTGCATCATTTTAAACATTTCGTCACCCATTTCTTTATGGCTTTCTAAACCAGCACGAAATTCAGCAACACTATAACTAATATCCTGTTTGGAACTATGTTTATTGTAAACAGTAAAAGTCCAATCAGGTCTTACCATACCATTTAAACACCACATATACATTGAGGAAAACATAATTTGTTGACCCCATTGTCCATCAAGTGATGAATAAATTCTAACTTGTGGAATAATACATTCGTTAGCACGTTTATTAGAATCTAAATAGATTTGCTCATTCCAGAAGTTTATATTTCTTCTAAACTTTTTACCATCAGCATAAACGTGATCTTCTGTAGTTATTTTCCATTGGTCAATATTTGGTACAGCATCTTTAATTACTTCGTTTACTTTTTCTGCTAGTGCAGAATATGGTCTAACAATGTAATCATCAGAATGAATACCAAGTAATTTACCATTATCTTTTCTTACAAGTGCATACCTGTTTACAGATTCATATACTTCTTGTTTGTCATTTAAAGTATCTGCTACATATTTTAATTGTTTTTTCTCAACTTCAAAATACGCACTTGGATCTATTGTGAGTAGATCATCTTGTTGTATTTGTATATTTGTTTGCATACGACCTCTTTCTTTCTTTCTAGTTAATCAATCCCCCTCATTCGAGGGGGATCTCACGCAGTAACAACCCCCACCTCCGTACTGCAATTTGATTCTTAATCAATCACCAGGCCTTTAGCTGTAAATCTTAGTACATTATTTACATACAGGTTCTAGGTTACCTATTGGGTTGAGGCCGAGCAGCAATTGTTTACTGGTATACCTGGGCCTATCAGGAGCTATCCTGCCAATTCTATTTTTTACGTTTACGTTTAGTTGGTTTAACTTCTGGATATACAGTTTTAACATCAGCAAAACTGCTAATCCATTTGTTATGTTCTTTCCAACTAAATTTTTTAACTTTTTGTTTCTTTTCTTTTGTCATTAAACCATTCCTCAGTTAATCCTATTTTAAAATTATGCTTCCTTGATTTCTGTTTACTAGCAAATTCGGTAGCACTTTTTTTATTTACGAAACACAAGTTAGTAAACAAAGACCATTGTTCAGTTTTTTTTAAAGACCATAATATACAATACATTATAGATCTCTTGAAACACTAAACTTATATGTATCGTTAATCATTCCAGCAGCAAAGATTAACATATGCCAAACATATATATCGTAGGTCATAGCTCTAGTTTTACAAAAATTAAAACTAAGATCTTGACTATCGTATTCTTTTTCTTTTGGCATATTCTTATTTAAAATAAAAGTTTCGCAACCTGGATTACCATTCATAAGAATATAATCATCAGTAATTTCAATATTAGCAAGATTACCACTAGCAATGCCATCAATGTATTCAGCTTCTTGTTGTAAAGCTTTCCATTGTTTGTCATTAAAGTCTATGTATTGATGCCAATAGTTAGTATATCCCATTATTTTTCCTTTCGTTTTGCTTGATCTAATTTAAAATTGTACCTTGCATCTTCAGCATGTGCAGTTTCAAAATCTATGTCTTCTTCAGAATTAATACCAAGTTCTTTTAAACCTTCTTCAAACTTGTAAGTATTAATTTTACATTCAGCATATTGTGTTTGTAATTCTTCGAGTTTATTTAAAAACTCAAGTTTATTAAAACCCATATTATTCCTATACAGTTATAATCATTATGATAAATAAAAACAAAAACAGTACACAACTATAAAATTGTACACTTGTCATATTATTCCTTAACAGTTTTCTTTTTGATTTCATATGGTAGCTCTACTTTTTCAGGCATATGTTTACCAATAGCTATACATAATCCTATAAAAGCTCTGATTGGAAACATAATAGCTGTCCATATCCATTGTGCTAATACATTCATTAGCCAGTTTTGTAGTTTATTCCACATTTTGCACCTCTTTCTTTATTTGTTATTATACACTTATTACTTGTTATTTCAACACATTCGGCAGCACCTCATGTTTTTGCCCCACCGAGTTCCGAATAAATCGAAACACGATAAAAAAATGCCCATGGCTCAGAGTCGAGCCACAGGCAATATTTGTATTGTTATGCAGATAGTTTACGAGCTTCTGCTAACAACATATCCTTCTCAGCTTTATCAACATAAATCTTATCAGTAACTGAAGTTCTTTTTGAAACAGGAACATAAGACTTACCAAAGATATGTTTATATTTCTGTTCAAGAGTATCAACAATTAGCTGTGATCTTCTACAATTTAAAGTTTGCACTTTGTTTCTGAAAATCAATGATGATAATTTACCTTTGGTAATTTCTGTACCAACATCATCTCTAACAGCTTCTCGAGTAGCTTCTTTAGTTTTGTCGAGAGAAGCATTACACATTTCGTTGTGTCTATAAAAACTGCCATAAATAGAATCAAAATTCCATTGTGCAATTCTAGACCAATCTTCATTGTCTATGAAAGGTGTAATAATGGTATCTATTAAAG